TCCTTGATGAGATAGGTGCTACCGATAAGGACCGAAGCGGTGACCTGAGTCGCCGACTTGTTGGCGAGGTTCAGACCAATAACGACCGCTACGGTTGAGGATGAGACGGTGTAGACCGCTGCGCCGCTGGTCGTGGCCGTTCCTACTGCATTCTTGAATGTATTGCTCATGGTTTATCCCAGGGCGATTGAAAGTGCGAGGGCCGTACCAGAAGGATCGGAGTATTCCCAAGCGGTCCCGTTCCAAGTTTCCTGATGGCCGAGGTCCGTGTTGAAACGGACGTAGCCTGAAGACGGTGAGGCAGGACGTTGAGCTGTAGTACCCGCAGGGAGAAGTGCTGATCCATTGGCCCCGGTCTGGGCCACGATGGTCGCGCCGACCGCTGCAGGTGCAAGGTAATCCGTTCCTGCTACTGCTTCACCTACATTTGAACCAGTCCCTTTAATTAAACCGGAAAAAATAGTTGTGGTAGAACTACTTAAAGTGTTAGGTCCTTGTGGACCAGTAGCTCCTTGTGGCCCGATAGCTCCTTGGGGTCCAGTAGGGCCCTGAACACCTGTCGCGCCCGTGACGCCAGTAGCTCCATTTGGTCCAGTCGCGCCTTGAATGCCCTGAATACCCTGAGGGCCAGTTGCGCCGACGAGACCTTGCGGGCCTGTAGCGCCGGTAAGTCCCGTTGCACCAGTAAGGCCTGTAGCTCCAGTAAGTCCCTGAATACCCTGAGGACCAGTAGGTCCAGTAAGACCTGTAGGGCCTTGGGGTCCAGTAGAACCGGTTAGGCCAGTGGCTCCGGTAAGGCCTGTTGCGCCAGTAAGGCCTGTAGGTCCAACTACGCCAGTAGGGCCCTGCGGACCAGTGGCTCCGGTGAGACCAGATGAGTAAACTAACGTATTCCACGCAGTGGTGCCGTCGCCTACCTTGAACTTGCCAGTGTCGGTTTCGTAACCGGGCTCACCTACAGCAAGAATAGGATTAGTTGATGCCCATGATGCGGCAGTACCACGTCTGTATTGAATCTGAATTGCCATCAGGGGCCACCACAATCGATTGAAGTTATCCCGCCAAAATTAGTATCTGGTGCACCACCATCAAGATTGCTAAGCGTCGGGCCCTGCGGGCCAGTAGCTCCTTGAAGGCCGGTGGCACCTTGCGGTCCGGTTGCTCCGTCAACACCAATAATACCATCTGCACCCGCTGGACCTGTAGCCCCTACTGGGCCGGTTGGGCCAGCAACACCGGTAGGTCCAATTTGTGTATACATTACCTGCTGAACAGATACGATAACACCCGGTGTAGCTGGATACGCAGGTGAAGTGCTAGCTACAAATGATTCGATCGTAAGACCGGCGTGTGATGTTAACCAAACCAGCTCCAGATAATCACCAGCCGTAAGGTGCATAGTGATCGGAACTGTCATAACAGCTTGACCGGGAGTAGACCCCTGCTTACTTACAACGGCTATATTAGTGGCTGAATCTGAAACGTCCCCAGTAGATCCGCTGTCATTTTTACGAAGCCAGACTGATGCATACTGAGTTTGCGAATCCATATTCGCAAACTGAATAGAGAACGCTAAGGTATAAGTACCGGTGCTAGAGAATGTAATTCTGCTACCAGAGACCAGAGAAATCCCAGTGCTAGCTGCATCAATATGGCCTAGGGCAACAACGGTAGGTGTATTGGCTGATATAGCTTGGTCGGTTGAATCCCAGATGTTAGCCCAATGGCCAATAGCGCCGCCGAGCCCAGTAGGTCCTAGCGGGCCAGTAGCACCAACAGGGCCGGTAGCTCCAGAAGGACCCTGAGGACCAGAATCAGCTACCCATTGCCCTCCGTCTACATCGACATACCAGAGGTATCTAACGCCAGTACTAGAATTGAACCAAAGCGCTCCGTCAGCTGGTGAACTGGGCGGAGTATCTGAAACATAGACATTGGCACCAGTGAGACCGGTCGCTCCATCTGGACCCGTGGCACCTTGAATACCTGTCGGACCCTGTAAACCAGTGGCTCCATCTGAACCAGCCAAACCAGTCGGCCCCATCGGACCTTCGATGCCCTGCGGGCCCGTGTCGCCTGCAGGGCCAGTTGCGCCGGTTAGACCTGTGGCACCTTGCGGACCAGTAGCGCCAGCCAAACCCGTAGCGCCAGTTAGACCTGTAGCTCCAACAAGGCCAGTAGCCCCGATTGGACCAGTTGAGCCTTGCGGACCAGCGGCTCCATCTAAACCAGATAACCCAGTCGCGCCCTGAGGACCAGTTACACCTGTTGGGCCTTCAATACCAGTAGGACCTTGCGGACCAGTCGGGCCTACAATATCGCCTACGTCATTCCACGTAGTTCCATCCCACACATGTAGATTACCGTCGGCAGAGACGATATACGCGTCATTGATCTGATTGCCAGATGAAGGCAACGCAGACACCGTAGCCACAGTGCCTTTTAGCTTTATACTGACGCCTGCGGGGCCGGTTGATCCGGTCAAACCCGTCGGACCTGCGGGACCAGTAGAACCCTGCGGACCAGTAGAACCCTGCGGCCCTGATACGCCAGTAGCTCCGGTTAACCCTGTGGCTCCATTAGCTCCAGCTGCGCCAGACGGGCCTTGTGGGCCGGTTGAGCCGGTAAGACCTGTCGCACCCTGCGGACCAGTGGGTCCGGTCGACCCATTAAGGCCAGAAGCGCCAACTAAACCTTGAACACCAGTGGGGCCAATTGGGCCAGTAGGACCAGCAGGTCCTTGAATACCCTGCGGGCCGGTAGCTCCGGTAAGACCTGTAGAACCAGTTAGACCAGTAGCGCCTTGTACACCTGTCGGTCCTTGAGGACCGTCACCGGTAGGAAGACCGAAGTGCATGGTGAGCGTAACTGGGTCATAAACAACCTCGGCAGATGCACCGGGTGGGAGAGAGATGACGTCGACGTTGAGATTGTCACGGAAGTTAACCGTCTCGTCGCGAGCAGCGTCGGCTTCTTCGGCTGCGTTGATAGCTTCTTCAGCTGCAGCGCGAGCTGCTAGTGCACCACCGAAGTCACTGATCTGAACAACAACGGTGGCACCGGGAGCTTTTACCCATGCGGGAGTAACCGCAATAGAGCTGGGGACGTAAGTAGGATTGACCTCGATCGATCCGGCGGAGTAGTTGGGCGTTACTTCTACGGTTCCAACATTAACCTGCTGCGTCGCCGTGATCACTCGGTCTGACTCTTGATAACGGTCAAAAGCATAGTCTCAGAGTGTGCGATCTGAGACCCAACAGTTACCTTGATATCAAGTTCGTAATCTCCTAACTTCCACTGAGCAGTGGCTGTGGGTGAAGCATACAGAGAAGCTTCGCCGGGGTTCGTAGTCTGATTGGCTACGGATACGGTCAATTCCTGTGTCAAAGAATTATTACGGCCGCGCAATTGAGACCGGATGGTTTTACCCGTTAGATTCTCCGGCGTCTTAGTGCCATCCTTGAACAGCAAGCCAAGCTGGAAAGTGCTTCCACGCTTGAAATCGGGTAAGTCAGCCATGATTAGATCCCGCCGTATGCTACGACTCGTGTCTTATGCTTTGCTGTTTCCTTTTCTCTTTTGGCCAGCTCGCAATAATTATAGAACTCAGCTTCCTTATCCTCAGATTTCTTCGGATCGTAGGAATCAGAATCCATTTTATTATATGCGAGGTATTCCATCCACTTAAGAAAATGAAGATGGTGCTGAGCCTGAACTCCTTCGAATTCCTGTCCATCACCGATAATCGGTTCAAGTGGTAGACGCTCTACAAACAAATCAACTGTATCGTTGACCGTTGGGATATTGATCCACTGAACAATTTCGGCTTTTTCGCCGATGATCATGAATTCAATTGGGCCGGGGCGATTGCGAGCTACCATAGTACGCATACGACCATAATCTTCGATCATTAAAGATCCAGAATCCTGAATGTTAATGATTCGAAGTTCTCGTCCGTCGGATCTGCGTGACGCGGTGCGAATTCGAAGAATAGATGGATCGAGTGCTGCGTATTTCTGGTTGGCTACAACCGGAATCTGACAAACTGATGAATTAAAATCAGCGATGCCGCCGGTGAGCCGTACGAACATGAAGTATGCGTCGTTCATGTACGCATACACTTCAGTATCAGACCAAAGATATGGTTGTTCTACGTCAACGACATCCTTTCTGAAAAGATCGTACAGCTCATCACTGGTCATTCTGCTTCAGCCTTGTTCTGCGTGTAGACCATCCATGCGGCGTCGCGCTCGCGATTACCGATCTCAAATCCACAGATTTCAGACAACTTCTTGGAATGCGGTAGACCGCTGGCGGTGAAATCACCACGATCGTTGCGAGCCAAGAGAACCTCGAATGCATCAAACAGCGCCTTTTCGCGCTCTTCGGGGGAGATAGACGAAACCGGCTGGATTTCGCTCTCCAGAACTTCAACTTTTTCGTCAGAAACAGCGCCAATAGCTACTGCATCCGATACCACTGCAGGCGGGACCCACACTTGTTCGCCTTTGATGAACTCAATGGTGAAACCTTTGGTGGTGCGCAGAGTGTGATTACGATGAAGCGTAAAAAACGGCATAAAAACTCCCAAAAATGAGAAAAAAGGGGCCCGAAGGCCCCTATTTTACAGTCCAAATCAGGTGATCTGGACTTCGTTGGAGCGACCTTCAACAACGTACTGTACGCGGACGGTGAGAACACCGGCGGTGCATACGTCATCAGAAGAGAATGACAGGCGGATGTTCTGGCCGGTACCACGGTAGCCCGTGGGGGTCAGAGCGGTGCGGCCTGCACTCTTAATGTCGGTTGATGCCAGATAACGAGCAGCTGAAGAGCTGTCGCCAATGGTGACATCAAGGCCTGCGGTGTCGAACGCGGTTTCGGTGATAACTTCACCACCGATGACAACTGCGCCCGGAGGAAGCGGGATGATATCGAAGATACCAGCTGCGCCACCAAGGTTGGTTTTGCCAAAGTCGACGGTGTTACCAGCAGTATTCACCATGGTGTCGTCGAAGTTGAGCTTGAACTCAGCGACCAACGGCCACTGAGCGGTACGAGATGCAATCAATTTAGACATAACTAACTCCCAAATGAGGGTAGGGAAACCCTCCCCGAAGGGAGGGTCGTCCGATTACTGCGCGACGTAGACGCTGACGATGCCGTGGTCTTCGACCGTACCGCCAGAGTACTGCGTGTAGAACTGCGGCTTCAGGAAGCCGAGGATCTTCTGCACAGAAATACCCTGCTGGTTTTCGTAGTCGAAGCCCTTTTCTACCCATTCCGGAGCACCGATGTCTGCCATGCCGAGTGCCTGAGCACCGCAGAACAGGATCTGGCAACCATCAACTGCACCGAGTGCGCCGTACTTGGAGCCAGCGGCTGCAAGGCGGGTGTTCGGTACGTGACGGAACTCGTGGAAGTAGATACCGTCGATCTTGACTGAGGTACCGGTGAACAGGTTGTTGCCATCGCCGCGAGGCTGAGCATGACGCAGGTTCAACAGGTAGGTCGGATCGAGCTTCAGCTTCGCCATAGCGGTCGGAGACAGGAAGCAGTGGTAAGTTTCCTCACCGCCAGATTCCTTTACGCCACGGATGTAGTTGTCCTTCGCGTAAGCCTTGAGCTGTACGAACAGTTCCCATGAAGGGGTGTCCGCCGTGGTAACCGCAGAAGAAGCACCGCCGACTACGAGAGCCTTGTTGGTGCCATCCCAACGTGCAACACGCTTGGAAGACGGAGCCTTGATGTCGCTCGCGAATTCGAGGTATGACAGGTCAGAACCGGTGCGGGTGCCACCAGAGTTCTTCACGCTATAGCTGATACCAGCCATGGTGAGGAACGCCAGCTGGTCGATACGGTCGGCGAGCCAGTAAGCCAGAACGTCACGTGAGTTGCTACGGAACTCAACGATAGACTTCTGATCGGCCATACGACCTTCGTGACGATTGGCGTGACGCAGCTGATCGAGTCGAATGACCTGATCGAACGACTTCATCGCTTCTTCGTTGCCTTCCAGCGTGCGGTCGCCTGCGATACCGTCTCCTTCGAGGTCGGTGAGCAGGGTGATGACTGCGCGTGCGCCCTTTTCGGACTTCTTCAGCTCAGTGATGTGCTGAACGATAGAGTTGGAATCCTTGCCGAGGAACTGATTCACGAATGAATAGTTACGGGCCTGACGCCAGAGGTCCATGGACCATACGGTTTTCTGCTCGGAGGTGAGCAAACCAAAATTAGTTAATGCCATATCGGCTACTCCTGTGAAAGAAATAAAAACGACTTCTTTTACGTAGCCTTATCGCCGCCACCGCGTGATTTTCATCCGTTCGTGGATGGACCGAAGTCTTATATCGCAAAGACCTATCGCGTATGGTCGTTATGATACGGCGATATAAAAAAAGGAGTCAAGTAATTGACTCCTTTTTTCTGTTTTATTTCAGCAAGTTAAACGTGATCACCTCGTAATTCTGCCAGCTTGGAGTCGGGCAGTTTTACGAATTCGTCATAGCTCATTTTCATCACTGCGGATGAGTCCAGAGCTCCGCCAGTCTTGTCGTGGTCTACACCCACGCCGTTGGTGCTGGCAGGCTGCTTGCTCTTGGCATCCATCGCCTTTTTCACGGCTTCTTCCTTGCGCCGCATGCCAAGATCTTCCGCCTTCTGCTTCGCACCGGCGTCTTCCTTCTTGGGAAGTCCGATCACGATATCCACAGCTTCCTTCAGAGCCTGAGGTGCTGACATGCGCTCGGTCTGCATGAGACCGGACATCATGGCCTGTACTCGACGGACCACAGCGGTGTCGAACTCCTCGGCGTCTGGGTTGATCTGTGGGAAGTCTGCTTCCAACTTGGCAACCAGTGCGTCGTAGCGCACTTCTTCCTTGGCCTGATCCTTGGCCGTCAGAGCCTTGGCTTCCGCCTTGCGCTCTGAGATCTCTTCTTTGAGTTCAAGAATCTTCTCCATGAGGTCCGCAGCCTTGTCCAGCTCGCCGTCGGCGAGCAGAGTGGTGTGCTGCTTGATCATGTCCTTGACTACCTTCTGAGCTTCGGCAAAGTCGGCGGCGACGTTGCGCTGCGCTTCCTTGTCTTCGAGCTCTTTCAGGCGTCGAGCATATTCTTCCTTGGCAGACCGTTCTTTCTGAACTGCTTCGTCGAAGCGGTTCTTCGGAATGAACTTGTCGTCTGCCTTCTTCGCCGGGTCGCTGTCCGCGTCCGGGTCGGCGATTTTTTCGGGGTCGGTTTCGTCCGGATCAACCGTGGTGTCGGTGCTGGTGTCCGGATCAGTAGTAGGGGCTGGGTCGGTGTTCAGATTATCGCCGCGATCTACAGCTCCGCCTGCGGAACCGTCGTCACCGGCTTCTGCCGCGAGCCCGAAACCGCCACGAATCAGTAGAGCTTTGAGTACGGAATTCACTGTGTTTTCTCCTTAGAGGTTGGTTTGGCTTTCGCCGCTTGCTTCACTTTCGCTTCGCCCAGAGCTTTCGAGTGCTCAAGGTTCTGCTCATGATTTTGTGCCTGCATGTCCATGTTCATCTGATGCTGCTGCTCAGTATGGTCGAGCTTCTGAGCCGCTGCGGCTACGTTGGCACGCTGCTTCAGATCGAACTCCTGACGCTTGATCTGCAGCTCCTGACGCTTGAACTCAAGCTCCATCTCCATCTCTTCGCGGCGAAGTGCCAGCTCCTGCTGAGCCTTCTCCATCTCAAGCTGCATGGTCTGCGCCTGTGACGGGTCGCCCTGCACAGCCTGCGCGGCCTTGACCTGCTCCATCTGGGCCTTGGCCTGCTTGAGCCCGGCGTCAGCCTCGACTCTCGAAGACTCGGCCTTGAGATTAGCCAGCTCCAGCTCGGCAGACATTTTCTGAATCGTCTGCTGATACTGTGCTTCGGGAGAAGTCTTGGCTTCCTCCATCTTCTTGATGATGTCGCTGCGCTTATTCAGACGACTGTTTTCGATAATTACTTCGTCAGGAATCTGAATACCCTGCTCGCGCATGCTAAGAGCCTGTTCGAACTGAGAATCTTCCAGAGTTTCTCGGTGCGGAGTGCTGGATACAATGATGTCGTACTCACCGATTGTCAAATCGTTGAGTACCTCGCCAGTTTCGGGATTCGGTGTATTAACCTGAAGCTGTTCAGATTCACCCGTGACCTTGTTGTTCAGAATCGTCATGATTCTCGGCTCGGTATAGAACTCTTGAACAATATCCAGAATATTTCGAGCGAGGATATAGTCGGTTCTGGCGATGCCATCCAGAGGCTTTGAGAGGTTCAGAGAGCCGCGACTCTGGTTGAGCTGTACTGCCTTGGCAGATACATCTTCTCGGGCGTTACCGGTCTGGTAATCGCTTACACCGGAGATACTCTTGATGTGCTCCTCAGCCTTGTAGCTGAAGCGGTCGAGGCCGGTCGGCGTCTGGTTCGGGTTGATCTTCTCGATGACTTCTCTGGGCGAGCCGTCAACTTCGAGGACCAGACCAGTTTCTGCACCACGCTGTTCGAGTTCCTCGATCTGCATGTTGCGGAGCTTGCCAGTCTGTACGATCCAGCCGGAATTAGCCGTCGTGTTGATGACGTGCAGCTCTTGGCTGGTGACCTTGTTGAGGTATTCCTGCGGTCCAAGAAGGTTTTCGACCAGACCTACGGTCTTACCACGCCTGAAATAGGGGAAATACGGCACGATCGTGAAGTGTTTGTAGGGACTCCAGTCGTCATGTAGCAGAACATTGTCGGCAGTGACCGTCCAGCGGATGCGCTTGACCAATTTAGTCGTTACAGCCAGTCCGTACTGCTGCGCGACCATCTGAGTCTTGGCTTCATCCCATGAGCTGGGCACTGGGCGCATGTCGCCGGTCTTGAGATCGACAAAGTGCTTCTGCCGGTCGAGCATTTTGTACTGACGCTCGATTACGCGGATATTTCGAATAACTTCTGCCTGATCCCAAGGGCCTAGGTAATAACCCTTATTGTAGTAGAAGCCAAAACGGTCTCTCTCACGCTCGATGGAGTCATATCCGTACGGGAAGAAGGACGTTCCGCGAGTTTTGAGGTACTCGGCGTCATCTGCGTTGTAGAGCAGAGCAATATCCTGCCAAGTCATCCACTTCGTGATGAAAACGTCGTTCCAAGTGTCCGGATCGTAATCTTCGGCGTCGGGATCGATCAAAACATTCTTCGGGTTGACGTTCTCGATGCGAACTTCGCCCATCATGCTGTCGGTGAAGTCTAGGCGCACGTCCATGAAGCCACGGCTGGTGATAATTCCGTCGCAGAACATGTCCGACCGCTTCCAGTCGAGTTGATTGTTGTCAGAAATCTGCCTGAACACCTTGGTAAGGGTCACGGCGGTGTCTTCGGGAGCGCCAGAACGTGGCTGATAGGAAATATCGCTCCGATTCTGAATCTGTTCGCCAAGAACATTCCCGATGGTCGAGATGATCTTGTTGATTGTCAGGGCGGGGCGACGCTGCGCGGTGAGTAGCGCCATGTCGTTCGGGTCCCACTGCTGCCCGATGAAGAAGTTGTTGCACTTATCCGCCTTGTTGACGTAGTCAGCATGGCCGTTGTCTCTACAAAATTGGTAACGCATCCATTGATGCATGGTAGTGCGGGTATCAACGGGCATTTATGGTCTCCTTAACCCAGCTTGTCTGTACGGAGGACGTGGCAATAAAAGATCAGTACCGAATTCGCGAGTATTCAAATACTGGCGAAGGTTGTCGGGGTTATGGACGGGCACATCATCGCGGAGCATACCTTCTGACATCGTAAACGACGGGCGCGTGCCTCGAATAGCCTGTTCGGTCTGGTCGGGTACGTCCCAATGACCTCCTGTGGGGGCTCCTCGGACTCCGCTGTACTGTGACTGTTCGCTAAAAGTGGGATGATTCGGCTTCTTGAACTGGTCCGTCAGGTGTCCGTTGCTACTCTGCTGAACTCCTTGAAGGTACGCACCCTGAATATCGTAGTCCTGCATCTCGTCTTCGGGGCGATAACCATTTTTGGTCGCCCAATTACGAAATCCGCTGCGCATGGAGGCCGGAAGCGGGGTATTAAACCTCGACTGGTACGTATTTTCGTCAAATTCAGCCATGACCATACCCATCGGGGGTCGGACTGCGTAATCCTTGAGTCAACTGCTCTACAAGAGCGACTTGTCTCGCCTTGGTGGTCTGACCGACATCATTTCTGCGCTTCGGCCCAGCGCGGAGCGCGTCGAGCGAGGCGGTTTCGGAAAACTGGCGGTCTTCTCCGTCGGGATAGGAGCCCGGCGTGACCTGAGTCACACCGTCTCCCGACGGAACTGAAGAATTTCGACGCAAACCTTTCGAACCGGTCGCCATTACTTGAGGAAGCGCAGCTTGTACTGGCTGGAACGGATCTGCGCCATGATTTCATCAACCAAATTCTGCAGATAAGTGTCATCCTCGTCGCACACGCTATACCGATTGTCGGCAATCCACTTGCCAAGGTCTTCGACTAACTTCAGCGGCTCGTCGATGTAGGTATATTTCAGCGGCGGCATGTCAATTAGGCCGTAATCGCCCTGATACGCCTCTGCCAAAGCATCAGTAAGTCCAACAATAGCATCGTAGAACTCATTCAGAGCAATATGTGTCGAATAAGACTTCGTTTTCAGGTGCAGAACGTGGGCATTCGTCCGTGCGTGAAAACACCGCATTACCAGTTCGCCGATAGGAGACGCCATATTCATGCTCGTTGGAAAAAAGATATAAGAATTATTCCATACAATTCAGTGATATGCATCAACTGGCCATGTGGCTGTAGCCGTCTCCGGACAACATCAGGTGCGAGTTGAGTTTCTCCTTCCAACTGACCGGTCCTTTCGCCTTGGGCTGCTGCTTCGGAGCTCGGTTTACACACAGGTTTACAGCCCACGCCATGGCGTCGACCATGTCGTCGTGCGCTGCAGCCGGAAACCGAAGAAACTCGGTCATCAGATCGTTCAACCACGGCGCATTCTGAGGAAAATACACTCTGCCCTGCTGCATTCGACCCTGTAGCGACCTCGACCGGGCCAACTTGTCGGTCAGTGGGCGCAGCACCTCGTAGGGAGGGTACATGTTCCGCTCGGCCATGCGCTTCTCAAGCAACGGCTTGATGGCCTTCCAGATCTGACTGTCTTCGAACCCCAGAGTGAGTGGCGCGGTCGGCTCGGAGCCCCACCGCTCTGCTGCGTTGAGAATCTCCTCGATGATCACGAAGCTGTCGCCCTTGAACCGGACCACCTCCACTACGTGAAGAAAGTCATTCTCGTCCTGAATCAAGGTCACGCCGACGGTGAAGTCGTTTACCTGCTTCTCGCCGATGGCAAAGTCCCATGCCTGATAGACGTTGCGCTGGTACGCCGCAGGCGGCACGGACTCGAACTTGAAGTAGTCCTTGCGGAAGTACATGCCCTCGTCGGGCACCGGATTCTGCTGGAAGAGCGCCGACCAGATCCGTGGCGGCTGATTCGCCTTCATGGCGGTCATCATCTTCTCGTTGTACCGCTCGGGGTGCAACGCTTCGCCGGGCATACGTAGAAGTTCGTACTTGTCGTCGATTACGCTCGGCACGCTCATGTCGGCCTTGCGCATGAACTGGCGCATCGCCTCGTGGTTCTCGTCAAACGGCGCGTCGTACCGCTCGATCAAGTCCGTCTCCAGATTCCTATACTCCCACGCCTCGGACAGCGCGGGGTACTTGATGATTACAAACTGGTCGGCGTCGGGATCGTCCCGCATCTTCTGCTGAATCCGCCCGGCCAGATCGTCATCGTGCCACCACGTCTGAATGATCAAGACTCCGCCGCCGGGAGCCAGACGAGTGTAGGCCGTGGACCAGTACCAGTCCCACAACCCGTCCCTCGTAACAATCGAGTCTGCCTCCTCCTGATTCTTAATCGGATCGTCGATGGTCAGAATCGTCGCGCCCTTACCGGTGATACCACCACCCACACCTGCGGCAGTAAACCCACCACCCATCGTGGTGTTCCACGCCTCGGCACTCTGTGAGTCGGGGTCCATGGCCGTGCGTTCAAACAGCGGAGCGTAGCCGGGGTCTCGCACAATCTCGCGCACGCGCCTTGAGAACTTCATCGGCAGATCAAGGTTGTATCCGCAGTTGATAATCTCCCACTCGGGGTGATGGCCCAGAGCAAACGCCGGGAACCGAATCGACGCCAGCTCGGACTTACCATGCCGAGGCGGGACGAGCAGCATGAGTCTCGGGCTCTTCCGCTCCTCGACCTGCTGCATAAAGTGCTCCAGCCTTCGAGCAATATCGTGATGAACCCAGCCGGGGTTGTACACCGGGTAGAACCGCTTGGTGAACTGAATCAGAGACCGTCGCGCCAGTGTGCGCTTGGCCATCTCCAGTTTCACCTTCGGATCAAGCGCGTCGATGGCCTGAGATGAAATCAAAGGTTCTTGGGGTTGGGACTGGGATTGTTGTGAATTCGTCGTTGGTTCATATGAACCAGTCGTCGGTTCTTGAGGATTCAATCCGGGGGCGTTCTTCTGCTTCGCCTTCTCAATCCCCGCCTTGATTATGGCCTTGGGCTCGGTCTTGGCGGCGAAGCCCTTCTTGGCCCGAATGGTCATACTGATCTTTTCTCCGCGCCGACGGTAATCCTCCTTAAGCTCCTCCGGAGTCTTGGTCGGTTTCGGAGGTCTGGGCTTGGCTGGCTTCCGCACTCTTGGCTTTTTCGGTTTCTTCGGCTTGAGTTCTTCAGACATCGCCCAACACCTCCATCGCTTCACCCTCGATAATCGAACTGCTCTCCTCGATCATCTTCAACAACTCGCTGTCAGACAGTGTCTCCATCTTGTCGATCACTCGTTTCGCGGTGATGTTGATATCAATCTTCTTCACCTCTGGAGCGTAATACCCGCACATGCGGCCGATTTCTCTCCACCCGGCAATCATATTTGTGCAGTCTGCTTGCATTCGAGCCATATCGATCGCTTCAAGAAAGCCATCCATCACCTTCTTCCGACTCACGTCGGCTGCGGCTTCATGCTTCTTGTAGAGATATTTGATCGCCGCTTCGACCTTGGGTGAGTTCATCACCTGAGCGCCCATCGTTGATGGACTGGCATACCCGGCAATACGAGCTGCCATAACTTGGTTCTTGCCCTGCATGATGCATTCGACGAATCGCTTCTGTTGTGCGGACAAGAACATGGTCGGATCAGTCAGTTCGACTGCTCGTTTTGACCCTCCACACGCGCCGAGCCGATCTTCGGGCGTGGATTTGGGTGGTTTTTCTTTTTTGACCTTGTTGAGAGAACCTTTGGGGCGAGCCATAAAAAATTCCTAAATTTTTTTGGAGAAATCGATATTCGGAAAGGGGGTGGGGTACTTCGGATCGAAGACTAATCCTAAGGAAAAAAGCTTTCGGTTTCAAAGTATTGGACTTTTCAGCCATTGGCTCAAAAGGTTTGGAGCAAAGCAAGGGGCTAAGAAACGTAAAGCAAGGGGCTAAAGACTAAAAGCTTTGGAGCTAAAGACTAAAAGCTTTGGAGCTAAAGACTAAAAGCTTTGGAGCTTTGTAGGTCCGTCTAAAAGTACCCTCCCCCCGATCCCTCCTCCGGGGTACCCGGTTCGGATCGGGTTCGGCTCTGGGCCGAAAAGAATTCTTTCCCCCTGCCCTCAGGGGAGAGTATTTATTGGGAATGCTCTGTGTATTTATTTCTTTTAAATCAATCACTTGGAGTACATATCATGTCCGACTTTACCTATCGCTTAGGCCAACGCCTCTCAGCACTCATCTCTCAAGACTCTGACTTCGTCGATGGCTTCAACTCGGTGTTAGAGCCTGACGTTCAGGAACAGATCGTCAAGATCAAAGCCGCTCGTAAGGAGCGCATGAAGCAAGAACTGCTGGACTATCTCAATTCAAAGTAAGGAGCTGATCATGAAATATCTACTCATTGCTGTCTTCACCTTTGTGTTTGCTTACGTATCCAACGATGACTTCAACTGCTACGAAGGTCTGCATACGCGCCCTGCCACTCAGATCAAGGATATCCGCAAATGAATATGTTTCTCTCCCATTTCGATTTCATGCCCCTAATCTACGGCTTAATCATGTATCTCGGCATTTATGTCATGTGGTACAAGGCCGTCAGCGGTAAGTGGCTCAGTCTACTCATCGATATTGTCGTCTTTACCGTGGTCTTCAAGCTGCACGGTGGCTCGATGGCAGGCGGTTTCTCCGCCATGGTTGCCTCGTTACTCGCCGGTATTACCTTTCCGTACATGATCGGTGTCAAGAAATAGGCACTGCTCACTCAGACTCAACGGGCTTCGGTCCGTTGGGTTTGTTTGAGTGGTTCATTTGAACCGATTTTTCAATTGTGGAGGTATTAGATGTCTGACGACCTATTCAAAGAGCAGCAAGATCACCAGAAAATGGTGAGCTGGATGCTCTATCACAACTGGTCATCGTCCACTGGTGATGACCCGGCTGACATTCTCGAACGCGAGGAAGACGCCTTAAACGACCTTGAACTTGACTCAACACTTGGAGATATCAACATGGCTAAGAAAACCAACAACGCTAAGTCTGGCACCTACGCTACGATCTTTGCTCTGCACGATCGCACGCTGAACCTCGACAAATGGACCAAGCTGTCCATCTACGGTTCATGGGCCTACATCATCAACTCGCAGTGCATCAACATGGCGATGCGCTACGTTCCAGAAACTCCTGAGAATCTCGATGGTCTCGACGAGTTCAGTGCCTATGACAACGCTCGTTCAGAGCTCATTCGTACCGCAGAGACTTCACCTCTGCCCGACATGATCATGCTTCAACGCGATGTTCAGGACTGGATACTCGAAGCTGAAGGTCAAGCCGGTGGTCTCGAGTCCACGCTACGCTTCATGAACGAGCAGATGGTCCCTGACCGCGCTCGCATCGAAACGCAGTATCAGCAGATGGCTCGCATTCGCAAGCCACGCATCTCGATGGACGTGTTCGTCGAGCATGAGTACCGTCAGGCAATGGTGCAGCACAACGATCGTATCGCTCGTGGTGAAGATGCTGTTCGCCTCTGCGAGACCGTCACTTTCGATCGCAAGTCTGAGCCGCTTCCCGAGTGGCTCGCTGAAGCGTTCGAATCCAAGCTCCTTGACAAGCTGCATAGCCGCTGGGAACGCTTGGAGATGGATCTCATGCGTCCCAACATGGCGCATAGCCGTCGCAAGTCCATCATGGCTGATATTCAGCTCATCGAGTCTGTGCTCGAAAGCTTCGGCGAGAAGCCGACGTTCTATGAAGATGCACCTGCAGACGATGATGACTTCGACGATATCGAGGCGCTGGCATCCGTAGGTAACTAAGAGTCCTCCCACTGTCCTAGACCAGTTCGCTGGTCTAGGGCTTTTTTATTTCCGTGCCTGAGTTCGTGCTCTGTCCCATCGAGGGACAGAGCACGAAGCGGGGGCAAAACCTCACACACAACGAAAAAGTAGTCATTTTTACGAATTGAAAAATACTACCAACCCTCTAAAAAAATGTGCTGTAAATACAAGCACTTACGTAACTTTTCATACGTATTTTTACAAATTGCGGTGGTAGTATTTTTTTTTTTTTTCTTTTTTCAGAAAAAAAAAAAAAATTATTTTTGGTACTTTTTTTGCTTTTTTTTTTTTTTTTTTTTTTTTTTTTTTTTTTTTTTTATAA